GTCGGTTATTGTCGTTGCCCTAGCTGGCACTGTCACGTAAGCCAACTTAATGTAAGCATTCGTGCGCGTCTGTGATGATATTTGCGATTCTGTAGGCTCTAGGGCCTCGGTTGACGGCGTGCCAGCCACCAAGGCGACCTGGCAAGCACCGTTACTACCATCCACTACGCTTGAGCCCTCAAGGGACGTATTAACATAGAGAACTACCACGCACTTGGTAGGTAAGCTACCGTGCGCTGATACGGTATTTGTCGTAACTGCCTGGTTATCGTTCGTCGAAAGCATATATGGAACATAGCTACTAATGAGCACAGCCCTATCGCTGTTGTCAATAATCTGCCCGCGGTCGTCAAAAAGTCGGCTGTTGTACTCGCCGCCAACCCGTACGGTCATATTTGGGCTTGCCGCAGGGCGCACGCGGAACCCGCTAATAACGCCCTGGCCGTCAAACCCACTAGCAAACCCAAGCCCCTTGGGGGAGATGTACCCCCCATTGTCAACGTTTGCTACAGTCAGTGCCATTACAATTTACCAACCTTCTGGTACAGCGCCTTAAGCACTAGGTCGTAAGATTTGATTGCACAAAACAGCGTTGCCCCGGCTAAAACCAATACGCCGATAGTGTTGCTAAAGTCTACGGGCTGGATGCTATAGACTGCTGCCGTACTAAAGAGGAGCGACAAAATAGCCGCGGTCGTTTTAGGGAAACGGGAGGCTGGCACCTTGATAGCGTCAATCTTGAGGGCCTCGGTCAGCGCGCTTGTCACAACGCCGCCTACGAGTGCAGCCCCGCCGATCGCTAGGATCTGTTGCAAAATGTTAGTGAGTGTTTCTAAGTCGATCATTTAACTTAACCTTTCTACTGTGATTATATTGTTGTCCCCATTTGCGGTGGTTATGCCAGCTTCCCCGTTGGTCGTCTTTATCTTTAATAATACTTCGTACTCTCCTTTATCCAACTGTTGCAACCCGATAAACGACGCTGGGCCTTCGTGCATGCCGCCAGGCGAACTAAGCACAATGTCGTTTATAGTAGCTTCGCCATTACCGCCCCTAAGCACCACTTTGATAGCCACATAGCCTTTTTGTGTGTTGAAAATGCTCCGCAGCTGCACGATGATCCTAGTCATGGTCTGATCTTTAGGCACTTTTATTTTAGCAACAGCTCCGGGCACATTTACTAGGCCGCGTGAGCTCGTCCGGAATGCGCCAAAGTTAGCAAAACCAATGAACGCGAAAAACGGCACAAAACTATCGTATGTCAAGTTTTTTATGTCGTTCTTTGAGCCGTCAATAGTTTTGTTTTTTAGCTCTGCAAATGCCTCATCGCGTTGCACCTGTGTGATATTCTCCACGTTCCCCAGGCCTACTGCATTTGGCAAGAGCGGTTGCCACGTCTTATCTCCACGTAGGTACTGTGAGCTTGTGCCGCCAGCTGGCAGGGAGCTGCCGCCTCCGGTTCCTGGTGGCCCCGGTGGACCCTGCGGCCCTCTTGGGCCTTCGGGGCCTCTCTGTCCTTCTGGCCCACGGGGGCCTTCTCTTCCTGGTGCTCCAGGTGTACCGGGCGTGCCCTGCTCGCCACGTGGGCCTTTTAGCTCACTGAGCGCCACAAGGTCAGTCCATGTGCCATCATATTGATGCTGGTACTGGATATGGGTGGCACTCTTCCTAATGTTGATATCTTGGCCATTTATACCGTCGCTACCGCGTTCACCTGGGGGACCCACAGGTCCTATAGGACCCCTCGGCCCCTCTGGTCCACGTTCTCCTTGCAAACCCGGAGGGCCCTGCACCCCTCGCGGTCCTTGGTCTCCGGTCTTTCCTGGGGGACCCTGTATACCTGGGTCCCCCTTTTGGCCTGGCATACCCTGTTGGCCGCGGGGACCTTCTGGGCCGCGCTGGCCTTGTGGGCCTTCTTTGCCGGGAGCGCCTGGTAGCCCCGCTTCTCCTGGGGAGCCTTGCTTGCCTGGTTCTCCTTGGGGTCCCGGCTCTCCACGTTCGCCCCTTTCACCACGGGGGCCTGGTGTACGCTCCACCTCTGCAAGCTCCACTTTCGTTGCATATGTTGATGCAGCCGCCTGGGTTGTTACGTACCCGGATAAGTCGACAGCCCCGTTACCGCCACCCGATAGTTGCGCCTGGGTTAGCGCTGCTTTGGTGGCGTAAACCTCGGCAGCTTCAGACTTTGGCAGCAGTAACGATAAGTCTGGCCTATTCTCTAGCTGGTTGTAGTCGGTCGTGCCAGGATCGCCCTTTTGCCCTCGCTCTCCCGGTGGGCCAGGCGGGCCCTGGATACCTGGCTGTCCTGGAGGGCCCGGGTCGCCAGCTGGGCCACGCTCTCCCTGTGGCCCGGGTAGCCCTTGCCTCCCCGGAGGGCCCTCCGGGCCGCGGGGGCCGATACCGCCGGCGCCACCTCCGCCAATGACAGACGCGACCGCCACGCTGCCTATGCTAATAGTGGGCTGCGGCTGATCTGCTATAGTGATATCGCCAGGCTTGCCGCCACCAACGACAATATTTGCAGCCTCTGGCAAATTAAATTCTACGTCAGCCATATCTAAGCACCCCCACGCCTAACGTCTGGGTAAATACGCACCTTGAGCCCCTTCTTGCCAGAAGGGAAGGAGTGGACGGCGTCGCCGTCCCTTACTTCCAACTCACCGACATAGTCAAGATATGGCTCGCCATTAAACACAATGCTATTTGTGTCAGCAGGCTTAATATCCATACGATAAACGACAGAATCGCCAGACACAACAGCGGCGGAGCTCCCCAGTTCCTTCGCAATCACGGCGCGTGCATCTGTCTTGTCATCGTCAAACTCCGGCTTAGCCATAAAGTACACCCTAGCAGTCTGAGTGTGCAGCAGCTTTGGTATCGAAAGCGTAATGATACGGCTATCACCGCGCTTCAGCTCAATCATCCCAGCCATTTACTTCAGCCCTTTAAAGATGCTACTTAAGAAATTAACCAAACCCTCTACGATCTTCTCTAGTTTACTCAACCTAACTGCAAAATCATCATTAGGCTTGCTAGTCACGGATGTGCCTAGCTCTATTAGCCGGCTTACGTCTTTTGTAGTATTCAAGTCCAGATTGCCGCTATAGCCTTCAATTTTCCCTGTTTCTGTGTACTGGTGGATAAATGCACCATGGGCGTAATTTTCAACCACACCGTAGTGAGGGTACCAGTCGACTTTCTCAAGCCCTAGTTTTTCTACCATAGCCTTGCCCGCATAGACACCGCAGCGTTTGCCGGTTAGCTTAGTTACGTGCCCCATGAACACATCTAGCTGCGCCTTGTCACCGCTAAAATCAGGCTCAATATCAACAAATAGGGCCTCGCCGTCTTTGTTGCCCACCTCGTTAACTACGTTTACGAAACGCTGGGCTTCTTCTTTAGCGCTTTCGATTGTGTCGAAATACGGCAGCCAGTACATGCCACGCATCTTACCCGCCTTGCGGGCTGCATCTACAAACTTCACTAGTTTAGGGTCTTTCTTATTGCTGTCACCGCCATAGCTAGCGCCGACATGCCCAGCCTTTACTATTACCCCGGCCACTTTAGGGAAGATATCAACGACACTATCCGCTTGGTGGTTGCTAATGTCAATAATCAGCTTGCTTGTGTCTGCGGCGGCAGGCTTGGCAGGCTGGGCGATATCGTTGTCGAGCTTAGTAGCCAGTTCTTTCAGGCCATCAGTAGATTTATTAGTGAACCCTCCACTCCACATCCATTTACTATCGCCAACGTTAAACCAAATACTATTGCCCTCAACTGCGAGCCCATTCGTGTAGCCATGAATATCGAACACTTTACCGGCTTCAGCAACGCCAGCCGTCTTGGACGCAGTTGTAGGCTTTTCGCGCATTACCGTAGCGGCCTCAACCTTACGCTGGTTCGGGGTCAGTGGGTGCACGGTCATATCTGCTAGGTCGTGAGTGCCTTTGTCCGCAAAACCCTCGGCAGTCATGAACTTCCCACTACGGGCAGTTACAAACCAAGTTGTGTTGCCGTTTACTGGCTCGCCGTTGGTTACAAACCCTTTCATTTCGACAACGCTGTTAGCGTCCACTTCTTGGTATACGGCAGCTTGTGTGTTAGCTGCATCACGTGCCCGTACTAAGTCTGTAGTCTTGCGTGCATTTTTAGCAATGGGGGCTTCCACCCATTCTACAATACGCTTTGGCCCTACAAATTCACTCCACCCCAAGTAGCTGAGGTCGTAGCTCCAATAGTGCCGCATGTGGTCGATTAAGTCATCCAAACTGTTCGCAGTAACATGGTCCGCGCTAGGCTTGCGTGTGTTCGGCGATGTGTAGCTTTCCACACTCCCGTTGGCGTTCTTTTTTACCCATTGCACATGGCCCATGCCACGAAAGCCACTAAGCCAGATAGGCACCCACAGGCCTACGGGTAGGTTCTTATCTGTATGCTTCCCACCCACTTTATTCCAGCCGTCAGCTGCAGTGGAGTACACATAACGCACACCGGAAGATTGTTCTACATACGCCATACACCAGCCCAGCCAGTCGTATAACGGGCCACCCTGGTAAATTACTGGGTCAAAGTTGATTGATGCTACTTGTTTAAACATAGGTGTTTATTTGCTCCTTTCCATTACCTTTTCGGTCGTATTTTTAACATGAACAGTTGGCTGCTGCTGTTGTAGTAGTGCATTAATCACTAGCCCAAACATCGCTGCTGCTACTGCTCCGACAAATAACTTTTCAATATTATTACTAATCTTCGCCCAGACACTAGCGTCTTTGAGCTTGTTCCTTTCTTCTAGCCCGTCAAGCCGTGAATCTACCTTGTCAAGCCGTGCGCCTGTCTCTCGTGCCTGGTCAGAAAACTGCTTGTTAGTAACAAAGTCACTAAGCTTATTGTTAATCTCTCTTAGTAAAATAGTGTTCTCTTCTAAGCGGTCACCAAAGTTGCCCATTCGTTCTTCAAACCGCCCGTATTCTCGTCCATCAATTTCGCCCATACTAAAATGATCTGCAGCGTTCTGGGTGCTTTTAAAACGGTGGCTGGTCTGTAAATTCGACTTCACCCGGCTGGCTTGAGCGTATAGCGTATTCAAGCTTTCTATCAAAATACGAAACAGGCAAAGGGAACAAGTGCACCCCGTCTTGGCTAATCACCCCAACTGGGTAAAGTGACGTCTCTACTGATTCAGCCATTTTTACCAAAGCAGGGCGCTTTTTATACTTACGCCGGAATACAAGGTAACTTTGGGTATTAGCCTTAAGTTGCACCTCGCCGCTATACCGGTACCCGACGATGCCAAGCCCACTTGTTGGCTGGGCAGTCTTTAGCTCCACTTCTTCCTTTTCAAGTCGTGCAAGCCACTGGGCTAGCTGCTCATCGCCCCTTACTCCTGCCATATTTCAAGTCTCCCCTTAGCTAGCGACACCGCCTTAACTTTAACCGATAGGGTGTAGCCAACGTCACAGCCGCATGTTATATTGCACGTATTCATAAACTTTGCCGTTTCTATGTCCGGCTCATCTTGTGTATTCACAAAGGTGGTATAAGCAAAGTATGGCCCGTTTGGCGGGAGCTTATCCATCCTTTGGCCGCTCACCAGTACTTCTGCCTCAAAGGCGACATCTGCCGTTGCTTGCTTCTCTGATATAAAACGTATTTGCAGGTTGGCGGTTGCGTCAGGTTTTCCGCGTCCTACCTTCCGTGTCGGAGAAAGCCGCAAGTCATACTCTCGGCCGGTTGTGTATTCGTATGCCACGAAACTATCGCCACCACTTGGCTGTACTGTTTTGGTCTCATTGATCATATTTTGCGCCCTAGCGAGTAGGTCGTATACGCTTGAGTCTCTACGCACTTTCTATCGTTACCTTTCCGGAGTCAGTCGCATATACATAAACTTTAATGTATAGCGGCTGGTTAGAGTAGTTATATATACCTAGCCCAGCCTTCAGGTATGTGCCATCATGGGTAAAGTTAAGATTTTGCTGCTCTATTTTAAAATCAACACGATTAGCTAAGGCGGTTGGGCTCCCTTTACACACATTGAACCTAAAGCCGCCATCAACGATGTTAACTTTTGCCGCATCAAACCTAACCCGTGCGTTTTTATATTCCCAGTCTCCCTTGGTCTTTGCAGACACTTGGATATCGTAAATACTGGCAGTCTTTGACTCCTGGTAGCGGATAACGTCAGAACCCACAACTTGGGCTACCTTACGCTGGTTCAGCCGCTCCACAAGTGACTTGGCGCGCCAGTACAAATTGCTACTACGCTGGTAGTCTGCGGCCCTATTCATCAGCCGGCACCGTAAAGTTATCTAGTGTTAGGTCGCATGTATCATCGCCAGTATTGCTTACGTCTACGTCCATCTCTTCAATTCGGTATAAGTCCTCTAGCTGATATAACCTATACTTTTTGTGTCGCACTACGACAGAATCGCCCACATTGTGGCTGCCTATATCGAACTGCTGGCCGTGAACTGTCACTTTTGGCAACACCAAAACCTCACTGCGGGCCTTTAGCGTTGCCTCTGCTCGATCCCTCAAGGTGTCTAGCAGCTTAATGCCATTGAACGTTACGACGTCCTCAACAACGCCGTACTTCTCCTGGCTGGCATAGTCATTAGCTACATACTTAACGACTTCGTCACCGTCACCGCTACCAAGGGCTATGATTCGGTTAGCTAGGTTGGCAGCGCTATGCTCAAAGGTAGCATTAACCGCCCCAATCGTGCCAAACTCTGGGGGGTATGTAATGATTGTGTCGTACCGCTTAGCTCCTACGTCCTTGTAGAATTTGATAACCTTGCGCTCGTTAATTTCAAAGTCGTATGGGTCGTTAACGAAGGCTGAGCGGTTAACTAACAGGTCGTAAAGCTCCGTACGTTCGTATGTGTCTTGCCTGTCGGGTGATTTTCCTAGGTAGCTACTATCGTCAATTGTAAAGCCCATATCACCGTATGGCTGTGCTTGTGTCTCATTTAAGGCTGCTTTGAATATGTCAGCAGTGTACATGTTGCTATATTCTGCGGTAATGCGCCTATTATGGAGCAAGTTCAAAAACCCATCTACCTGTACCTGGATGGTAGAATTGTTTTTATTCATATTGCCGGGCAGCTTAGCCACATAGCCACTTGCAACGTGCCTACCATTACGCCGCACCACGATCTCTGTTAGCATCTCCCACAAGACGTTCTGGGGCTCTTCGCCCCGTCGCTTGCACCATTCGTGGAATTGCTGCGTGTTAAGCGCAAAGTCGATACTGGTGGCCCCGTTACGCCGGCGCTTATAGCGTAGGTTCTGGGTCATGTAGAAGATATTGTGCCCAACGGTGCGCCCTTTAAATTTGATCTCTACTTGGTAGTTCGCCATTATAGTATGCCCTCGTAAGCGTAGCGGATATGCCCAGTTACAGTAGCAGTGTCAGCTGAGCTATCGCTTTTATACTCAAGCCGATTGTCGCCAGGTGCTAAGCCAAACATCTGCGCTGATGTTAAAGCGCCCTCAACGCCGTAGCCATTCAGCAAAACAGCTGGGTTCTTTGGGTTCGTATCGATGTATAGCGTGTCACCAGGGGCAGTGGTGATATCAAGCGCGATCGTATCGCCAGTGTCCTTGTGGGTGATACTCGGGCGGGTCACAGCACCAGAGATGGTAAAGGTAGGGTATGCCGTCACGGTGCCGTTGTTTGTAACGACTTTATCAGGTTGCCCATGCTCACTAAGCCACCCCTTCTTATAGGTGCTCTCCATACCCTGCCACTGCTTGACGAGCCAGCCGCCAAGCTTGATTTTCTCAAGGGTGAATGTGTTCCCGACGCCTTCGCTGTAGTCGTATATATATGGGTCTTCGCACACCAAATCAACTTCGCACGTTACATCATCCACAAAAGAGGTTGACACGTCCGGGGCTGAATGCAGCTTGGCTTTAAAGCCGTATTGCCGCCCATCCGGTGTTGTCACCCTGCAGTTAATGTACTTATTTATCGTAAGCACTGCGTTCATATCATTGATGATCTTGCGCAGCTTTTGCTGGTCAGGTTGGTACACTCCTAGCTTGAGGGGTATACGGCGGAAGCTATACAGCTGCTCACCGATAAACCCCCCGTTGGCACCGCTGTATTCGACAACGTCACCGCGGATGTCTGCTTTGCCGAACCCCTTAATTTCACCGTACCAATACATAGTGCCGGGGTTTTGTGTAAACACCAAGTCATCTAGCTGGATTGACCAAGTAGACTTCGTCCGTTCAATCATTTAGAGGCGCCTCCCTTCGTCCATAATCTTTTCGCTAATGATGGCAGCGTCAACCTCGTTATTAACGTTGTTGTACACGTTGTATACGTTCCCGCTACCACGCCCAGCGTTTTGGTCTGTTTGGTTAAACATGCCACTAGGGGCGAGGGCAACGCTCCCGCCGCTGATGCTTAGGCCTGGCGCCACAGCAGCGTTTAGCGCCGTGTGGATGCCACCCATGGCCTTGTTAGCCATGCCAGACACCCCCACGCTAGCTTCAAGGATGCCCCGGCCAAAGTCCGTCATCAAAGCACGGCCACTGTAGGTAGTATACCCACGCCCACTGAAAGGCCCTTCCTTCGCTGGCGAGAACGGGAAGAGTCGGCGGATCGATGAGAGTTTGTCCCTTACAAAGTTCTTAACACCGTTGAACGCGCTCGCAATACCGTTTAAGAACCCATTAATAAGGGCAGCACCGCTATTAAACAGGTTAAAGCCGCTAATCGCGTTGATAATCGAGTTGCCAATTGCGGCGGCTACAGCCCATGCTCGTGGCCCTACATGGCTAAAGGCGCCGAAAAGGGAACCTATTAGCCTGCCAGCAGCCCCAACGACTGTACCGATTGTACTGCTTAGGCCAGGTGCCATATTTATAAACGCCGTTCGGGCAGCGTTAAACACGCTACCGCCAGCAGAGGTGATACGGCCAACGACGCCACCCATAACCCAGCTGATAGCATTGCCGATAGCAGGGAACGCGGCAGTTGTAGCGGCTTTGAACCCGTTCAGCAAGAAGTTAAGCACAGGGCCTACGATAGGTATCCTGGCTAAAATACCAGTTAGAGCGCCAAGCATCTTGGCAGGCAGAAAGCCGATTGCTAATATAAACGCTGCCATATCGAGCGGCCTTGTTACGGCTACCTTAAGCAAGCCCATAATGATGCCGTCAATAATCTGCGGCAGCACGGTGATTATTAGCCCTACCGATTGTGCGGCAACGCCTGCCCAGTCTATAGCCCCTAGGAACTCGAAAACCTTCGATGTAAACATAGCGGCGTGTTGGGCTAGGTTAATCTTAGATAGCCCGCCAAAGACAGACGACGCCAGCTTTTCGCCGATACCAGATAGGTTGAGCGCGTTTGCTACGCCTTGTATCTCTTTTTTGAGCTGCTCAAAGGCCCCCTTAGCGCCGCCTTTCTGCGCGGCAGTGTTGATACGGTCGATTAGGGCCGCAATCTTGTTAAGGGCTGTGCCAGACGCATCAGCTATTGCCTTAATGTTGATTGACTTGCTTAGAGTGGTTGCCAGCTTAGCCAATGATTCACCAAGTCGGCCAAATCCAGCAGTTAGCTGCGGCGCACGCAACAGGTCGGCCAGGTTCTTCGTGGCTGTAGTCGTGATCTGGGCTAGGCTCGTTTGCGCCATCGTAAAGCCCTTTTCAGCATTGACACTAACGCCTACAAAAGCGTTGCTCAAGATGCGTACAGAACCTTTGAGGCGGTCTATCTGGCGGGGGAGTGTATTATTGAGCTGGTCAAGGATTTTAGGGTCAACAAGCGATGCCATTGCCTTTTCAAAGTCGGCAAAGCTAATTTTACCGTCCGTAGCCATCTTGCGGACCTCTTCACCGGTTTTGCCCAGCTGCTTCTCCAGTTGCTTCTGGATACCAACGCCGTTATCAGTGAGCTGGTTCATATCCTCAAGCTGAAGCTTACCAGTCGCAAACACCTGCCCGTAGATACGACCAATGTCTGTAATAGCTGCACCGGATGTGATAGCGACGCCACCAATAGACTCCAGAGCCTTACCGACGTTCTTTGTCTCTACACCCATAGCGATAAGGCCTTTGGTAGTTTGTGCTACGTCAGGTAGCTGGAACGGCGCTTTTTGGGCATACTTGTAGGCAGTCGCCATAGCTTCGGCGCCTTTTTCAATCGAGCCCGTGAGTCCGTTCATGGAAATCTGCAAACTATTGAGCTGGTTCGCGGACATGATACCCTTGGTGCCAAGCGCGCCGATAACCCCAGCCGTACCAAGGATAGCGCCTTTTACAGCCCCTGTACCAATGCTAAGAAGGCGCCCAACGACGCTACCCATATCAGATTTTAGAGAGTTAAGGGCCGCCCCCATTTTTGCGCGGTAGTCGTTGCCGGTAGACGCGGCAGCGCTTGCGCTTGTCTGCATTGCCTGGTTGAGCTTATAAATACGCCCCTCAGTATCACGGAGCGAGGCGTTAAACTTCCCGTTGTCTACGGTCATAACCAGTGAGAGTTCGCCAATGTTCGTAGCCATGTTTATAATTCCTGTTTAATTAAGGTTGCGCAATGTCTTTTTAAGGTGTTTTTCGTACCGGGCAAAGCTTTTTTCATCACGTGCGGCTGCTGCTGCATATAGGTGCACCAGGGCCCTTTCTGTATCGTCACGCTTAGCAGCAGTATACAGTGCTTTGAAATCTCCTATAGGGAGTGCATCCACTTCGTCCAGCGTCAACCCGTAGCGCAAGCAAACGTAGGCGGCGGCTGATTTTGAACCCTCAACCGCCTGCCGTGCCTGCTTAGCCATGTAGGCCGCCAGCTTTTCGTTTTGCTCGCCGTTAGGCAAAGTCGATACCCTCGCTGATTAGAGTGTTGCGATCCTCAGTAGCGATACGGATCACGTAGCTAATAAAGCTTTCTAGTGTCTCATCGTCGAACTGTTCGAGGATATCGTAGATGCTCTTGTCGCCTTCAACTGGCTGGGCGGTGTCAAAAAGCTTGCCCATCATCTCGGCGCCCATTTTGCCATCGTCATTACGCATCTGTACCGAAATACGGACAGCCTCGCCGCGAGTTAGACGGTTCACTAGATATTTGTGGGTTACATCTGGCTGGCCATCCTGCCGGTCGATAACCTCAAGAATAACCTTTTCGCGTTGCTTTGGTGCTGAACTGTTAATAAAAGCCATGTCGTTAGGCCTTCTTTACAACTTCACCAAGTACGAGCTCTTGGCACTTAATCTTAAAGCCTACAGAAAGCAGATTGTCATCAAGCTCAGGCTCGCCAAGGTCAATTGACGGGTTAACAAAGTTGAGGCATTTCTTTGCTTGTGCTGCAACGGTAGGGCGTAGGCGGATGCTGCCAGGCACAGTGATGTTGCGGCGTAGGCCAAGCTTGAGGGCACCATTTGCGCCTACCTTGACTTGGTCGCTCGTATCAAGTGCTTGGTTGGCCTCATAGAAATAGTCCCCAAGCAAGTTTTTAAGGTTTTCAATGCCCAAGTCAGTGACACGCCCAGACATGCTAACACTGAATTTAGTTTGCACATCGATCTTGGTGCCGTTAATAAACAGACGATTTAAGCTGTCTTCGTCTGTGTCAAATTCCAGATTGTCAATACCTTGGATTTGTTTGAAATTCTCAAATTTGGCGTCGCCAATTTCGAGCTCGTAAGTTGTGCCGGCGTATTCTACGGCCATTGTTTTAGCCCTCCTTCAGGTCTATTATTACTACTTCTATCTGCCACACGGCTACCCGTGTCTCCATTTGATCATCATCTAATTGCTCTAGCCCGGTCATGGTCACCCTTGGCACCCGTGCATCGAGCGTTGGTATCTCCTGCAGCGTCCGCCGCAATTTGTCTGTAACCTGGTACACGGTTGTATCATCTGCCATAGAGTAGATGGCAATCGCCATGTGAGTTTTCCAAGTTGCGTTGTTCCCGCCAGTGCTGCGAGTGTTCAACACTTTAATGAGATACTCGCCGCCCAGGCTCAGAGACTCCATAACAGGTAGCTTGGTCTCAAAGATTGTTTTGCCTTTGATGCCTAACTTGGCCCGCTCCATCGCGTCCATAACGGCTTCTACGCCGTGCTCTAAACTCGTCACTTAAAGCATTCTCCTATACGTTTACGTGCATACTCTACACCGGTTTGCACAAAGCCTGCACCAGTACCCGGGGTAGTGTACCTGTGGAATGGACGAGCCCCCCGGCGCTTACCTTGGTTCTGTACTGCGGCATATCGTGCGCCCCATTTAATACGGGTTGTGTTATTGAGCACTGGCTCCACACTTACTTCTTGCCTTAGCTCCCCGGACTTCATAGGCGTGCGGTGAGTTGCCCCATTGATCACATTAGTTGATAGGCGCTTAAGGCCTCTGCTAATACGTTGGTCAACCTCACGCTTTGCCCCAGGCAGGCGGTTAATCCACACTGCCTTAGCCATTCTGCAACTCCTTGACTTCCTCTAGCTCTATCTCTAGGTGGTGCACCGCACCAGTGCTTACGAAACGCTCCCCGATAGCGTTGTTGCGTACCCTGTACAGCTTTGTAACCCTGTGCTTTGTTATCCTCGCATACATCCCATGCAACCGATAGCCAATGCTCTTTAGCCACTCGTTCCGCGTGTCTACGTAGGCCCTAGCATCCCCAGCCAGTGCGTCATAGAACCCGCCGCCTCGTAGGCCTCCTGCTTGCTCTACGATAGCTCCAACTGTGTGCTCTGGCCCTGTAGGCTGCACGCCACCGCGTACTTTTACTGGCTCAATAATACGGACGGTATCCCGAAATATCACTGTCGTTCCTCCATGTTATTTCGCCAGACGTCACGACGGATAGCCGTGGCAATCGCCAAGCATTGATGAGTATTTGGTTGTCACTCGCAAACTTATCTTGTGCAGTCTTCGTGTTATCATACTCCACACGGTGTGTGAGTACAGTTTCTGCCTTCATGGCAGGGTTGAGTAGTGCCGACTGCCCAGCGCTCACAACATCGAACATGTTCGCGGCCATGAGCTTCAGGGCTGGTGGTAACTCGTCAAACCCCCATTGAGCGTTAACAGTTACTTGCACGCCGTACCGGGTTGGCTTGTCAAAGATGATGCCGCAGTTGAGCTGGCCAGGCTTGTATACACGATAGCAAGACGGGTCAACAATGCTACCACCGACTGACACGCTATTAATCGACGTGAACAGGTCAGTGTGCATTATCCTAGCGCCGTCACCAGTTAGGTATACACGCTCGCCAGCTTCTTGCGGGGTAAGGCTATACCCAAGCAACGCTTCCAGCTGCCCGTCTACAATACCCATATAGGCACTGTAGCGGGCGCTTTCTACGCTGGAAAGGTCGCGGCCAAGTAGAGTTGCCAACTCCTTTTTAGGTAGAATTGTCTCTTCTCGCATGGCCGCTTATCCTTACTTTTCCTCTTTCTTTGATTTGCTTTGTGGTTGCTCAGCTAGCACATTGTCCGCCCAAGCGCTAAAAGCTACGTCTAGCGGGAGGTCTTCAGTGCCAGCCAAGATGTTAACCGATTCTACTAGTGGTCGTACTTCCATCTAGCGCCCCCTTAGTAACCGGCAGTTGATGGCTGTGCAGGTAGGGTGATAGCAGCCTTGCCGCCGTCGGTGTCGTTAGCAGTGCCAAGAACTACGAAAGCCTCTTTCAGGAGTGGGCCACCAGCGATACGCTGACGGGCACGCATAGCTTCGCCGTCGGTCTGGTACAGGCTTACATCGCCAAGCGTTGCATGCTGGCTAGCCAGGAGCTTCAAGCCGCCCTTTTCAACCTGTACGTACTGGCTAAAGTCACCCATCACGATGGTGCCATCAGGTACAACGCTAGCCGGCACTTCCTCAATGTAAACCTCCCCAAGCAGGCCTAGGTTTACGGAGCTTTGGCTACCGGTGAACAACAAGCGGCCCTGTGAGTCCTGCACACCAGCCAAGCTTGCACGGGTTGCACGGGTCATTGCCAGGCCAATTTGTGGGTTTTTGCTGGTAGTAACAATCTTACCGTAGGCAGTAGCAAGAGCCTTAGCAAAGGTGCTATCAGCCGAGTACTTAACATAGCGGTTGCCTGCAGTCTTCAGGATAGGCAGGATGCCGGTAGCAGCATAAGTACGGCCGCCAAAGTCACCACCTGCAAAGGCGAACATGTTAAAGATGCGGTTGTCGTCTGCGCCGTCATTCAGGTCGCTAATAACTTCAGCGTAGTAGTCAAATGGTGCGTCCTCGGCAATTTCCTCATCCCAAGAGGCGATAACAGCCCATGGCTGTACCTTCACGTTTAGCCAGGTTGGCTTAACGTTCTGCACAACTTTCTTTTTACCGTAAGGCGCAGGCTTGTACACAAACTCTTGAGCACGTACACGCTTGCGATACTCAGCGCTGTTGCCAGTCAGGGTCTTGGTTGTGATACGAGACAAGATGCCGCGTGGGGTCTGGGTCTTTGCGGCTTCAGAGTCAAGAAATGCTTGCACAAAGTCCTGTTCAACCGATGCATAGCCAAGACGGCCTTCGCTGGCAGCAGCCTTTGCGGCAATACGCTTTACATCGTTGTCAACCAGCTTGCCCATCTCAGCATTTAGGCGGCGATACTCGGCGCTGTCGCCAAGGTTCAACGCAGCCATAGCTTTGGTCGCAATCTCTCGTTGTCGTTCAACTGTATCTACAGTCTCGGTGTGCTGTGATACAACTTGGTTTGGTGCTTCAGCTGCAGCTTTAGCGGCAACTTCAGTAGTTTTTGTCACTTTGTCCTCCTTGGGTTTATTATCTTCTTCTTTGGGCAACTCAGCCGGAGCTTCTGCTGGCGTGTCGTCTGCCTTGGGTTCTTCTTCGTTAAGCGCGTGCGATTTTGCAATGACTCGTGCCCGGTGGTTGCTACCTTTCCATACAACGCCTAGCTGGAACGGCTCAGAATTGCGAATTACGCCGTCCTCCGATTCACCGTAGTGCCAGTAGACGAGTGACAAGCAATCGTCCAAGCAGCCTTCTAGGATGAGCGTTTTCATCTTCTGTGCTTCGTCGATTGACGAAAAGAACAGTTCAGCTTCTAGCTCGTCCTTATCGTTCAGCTTGGCGCTCACAACGTGCCCGATAGTGTCACGCACATCTGTGTTGATCCCGCCAGTCTCTAGGTCGTGGTTAGTCACGATAGGGATATTGACCGCCTCAGTCCCATCTAGGGTAGAGGCTACAGCCTTCTCGCCACCCTTGAGTGGTAGCACCATGGTACGAGTGTCGAACACATCACCATGGCTATCGACAACCGGAGCTGTCAGGATTGCGCGCACATTGCCGTTAGTCTCTGCCACCGACTTTGCGCTTACACTCTGTAAAGCTTTTAGTTTATTCATATATTCCTTTTACCTTTATATAGCCTCCATCTCTACCCGCTAGTCTGCATCCCGCGCACCCTTGTGACCGCGGCACTATATGCAAACTCGCTCGGCCCGTATAGCGGTCTTTCGTGGCCGGCGCCCTATGGCTGTAGATATATTAACTACACACATAGTTTACTTAGTGTGCTGGGTGCTATTGACATACTTAATCTAGCCTGCTAGTATGAGGCTAAGCCGGTTGCGCGTGGGCCCCTATTTGGCCTGCGTTGTAGCCGGTTTTTTATTTATCTGATTCCCACAATATAGCGCCATCACGCAGCACGATGATCTTACCGACAGCCACCCGGAGGGAGCGGCTCAGCAGAAAGCCTTTTATAGCGTCGTCTGCTACTGTCGAACCGGACACGTCAAGGATGAGCAAGCCTGCGGCCCCAACTTGCTTAACGCCCTTGCGTATTTGCCTATCAATAGACGAACGCGAACCGTTAGACTTCTTAATATCCACAAGCATAGAGTTATACAAAAGGTCTGGGGTTTTCTTGCCGTTCTCTTTAGCGGGGGCCAAGAATTCCACATTACCAGCGTAGTTATCCACAAGCCATTGTGCTACCTTGTACTCGTGATCGCTTGGCTCTGCCCCTTGCTGTAACTTGATCGATGCCAGTTGGCCTTCAATAGCTGCCTTCTCTTCATCTGTTACGTCAGCACCATCATAGCGGCGTAACTCGTACCGTTCGTGGCAACTACAGTTTGGGTGAGCGTTGGCAGTGACGATATCTACAAAGTTGTTTTCAACGCTATGGCCATCAGCATCCAGGAAACCTGCGCCATGGGGCACATAGGCAGCGTCTACGTGTGTCTCTGTACCATGGAGCGCACGGCAAATGGGGCATGGGTCCTTGCCGTCTGTCTCCCACACCTTAACAAAGTAGTGATCCTTCATTTGTGAGCTCAAAGCTCGGTATGCGTCAGCTGTCCCCATGTTAACCGCTCGGCTTGTCTCTGTGCGTGCGATACGCTCAGCCCGGTATGTCTTTAGCCCGATCTTCTGTAGTTCCTTGCGTAGGCGGTTTTGGCTCCAACCCTTGGCAATGCCTTTTTCTATCGTGTTACGTATGATGTTGCGGGTCTCTTCGTTGTAGCCCGCTGCAACCTGTGGTAAATACGATTCGTAAAAGCGCTTGGTGAACTCCGTGGTTTCGTATTTCTTTGGCTTAGTGCCGCCAAATACATCGCTATCAAGGTTAGCCAAAGCCTTCTTAAACTCAGCCTTGCCCTCGCTAGCGATCTTGTTTTTTAGGTTGCTGGTTAGTATATCGTATAGCCGGTTGTCGGCCTCGTGGTTGCGTGCTGGCATAGTCATACGGTCAAGGTAGGCCGTCGCTACCTCTTCGAAGTCATCAAGCGTGAATTCTTGAACGATAGCGCCTAGCTCATCGCTGTTCTCGTTGGCTCGTCGTGCCTTTGCACTAAAAAAACTAGCGGACTTGCTGCCAGCCTCCTTGGCTTCTTCTGCCTCTACAGCCTGTGGCATGGCCTCGTTAGGGACTGGTGCGCTAGTGGCTGTTAGTTTCAATAGCGATTCATCCATGCCGAACGCTTCAACGATACTCTCAACGCTAAAGCTATCTTTTAGTAGCATAATAGTTTCAGCGTCAACCTTGCGAGCGTTTGCTCGCTGTATAAGCTCGTCACCAACTGGAGGGATTTCTAGCTCAAAGCTAATTGACGCCCCAAATCCGCCCGTAATGCGAGATAGCTCATGGCTGAATCGTCGCCAGATTGAACGGGCAAGCGGCTTGACGGTGTAGCGTAGGTAGAGGCTCTCAACAACCTTTGCGCTTGCGTACGTGGTCTGGTCTACGTCGCCATGGATAACAGGAGACACGGAAATAGCCCGGTTCTTCTTCCGGTCGATGATATCTTGCAGGTCCTTTAAGGCAAGGTCTTTATTAGTCGTATTGAATGGTACCCATGTGATCTGGTCCAATGTAGCCGTCCCGCCGTTAGGGTCAGACTGGCGCCAGTTGTACATAACATTGTTGCTGTTCTTCGCCCCACGGTGCTTGCGCTGCATCATGTTCTTAATATCACGGAAAGACTCCGGGCTGTCGGCAGAGATGATAAACATGCCAGAAGGTACTGCACCATTACGGAAGTGGCCAGCCTGCATGTCAGCCATATAGTCTTCGATACGAGTCCATCGCTTGACGGAGTCCATAGGAGAGTAGCCGCCGGTAGAGTCGTAGGGGTTTTGCCCACCAAGCATCATAACCTCGGACTCTGTGAGCTGGGTACCATCCTTGAGCCGCCACGTCTTCTTGCCGTCTATAGTAATAGGCACCACGCCTTCAACGAACGTAAAGCCCGTGATGCGCTCGTGTGGTATGGTCCCGTTCACCCGTCGGTTGCCTCGGTAGTGGACGCGAACGTAGTATTGTGACTGGGTCAGCCACTTCAATGCCAGCTGCTCCCTAAATTCGTCATCACTCAAGTTTTGGTTTGGGCGGTACAATACGCTAATAACGTTGTGCTCAGACTCGATGGGCTCGCCGTCAGAGCCAACAAGAAAAGGCTGGATCTCTTTAAATGAGCCAGCAATTTTTGAAACGTTAGGGTAGATATTCTCGTAGTCGTCGCTCTCCAGCCGTGAGCCAAGGCCTCCGCCTACAGGCATCCACTGGGTCTGGTAGCCATCGTTGATACCGAAAGACTTCGCCACCAACTTTTTAATAGAATTAAACAAAATAGAGTCCTCCAACCAATAAATTACACAACGTGCTGGGTGCTTTTAGAATAGGTCAGCAGCAGACAACGTGGCCCATTGCTTCTTTTCTGGTGGGTTGTAAAAGCATAGTATAGTTGCGTCTGCTTCGTCAGGGCTGTGGCCCATACGCTTCTTATACTTCTGCTTTGGCTCGACCCCTCGGCGCCCCTTGCTGTCCATTTGCCACTCGCGGTTGCTCAGCTCCTGCAGCAGCCCACTGTCCATACCGCCAAGCCCAGCTTCGCCAATGATCGCTTTAAGGTTAAACCACATCTCACTAGCAGTGTTTGTGTACTTGTCTGGTTCAGAGGCGGAAGCCCCAAAGTTAACCGGCACGACGTTATAGCCGCGCTTTTCCATCTCGTCAGTCACGCCGCCGCCAACGCCAGTGTCATCGATCTTTATACGGCACTCCTTATCGCCAGCGAACACCTCCAAAGCGTCACACACCTCAGTGGTCTTCTTGTGTGTCAACACCTTGCTATCAATGATCTGCATGCCCTTGCGCTTCTTGAATACCGTTCGGTCGTCTCCCATACGGGCAACGTCTACGCCAATCTCTACAGCGCCCTCCTGCGAGGCCTCACGCTCCATAGCAGCTAGTATGTCCGGCTTACTCATAATAGCCATGTCAGACTGCCCCATAGGCTCGCCCAGCCACTTCCAAGCGTAGAGGTCTGGCGATGTTTTCTTGTCATGGTCGCGCTCCATCTTGAGTACATCAGGCAGTATCCCGTACTTTTCCAGCACGTCGCTGTTAACCTTGGCGACGTAGGTACTGTCCATAGAGCCAGTGCAAAACCTCGTCCAAACAGGGTCAAGCTCGTTTAGGCGGTTAAAGGTGATGATGATTTGGCTGCCAGGCTTACGAATGGTCGGGGTCAGCACGTCCCAGCTCACACCGGTAACAGCTTGCGCCTCCTCAACCCAACAAATGTCGATGCCTTCCATCGACTTAATCTCATTGATGTTCGAACGCAGTCCCTTAAATATAAACTCGGTACCCGTCACCTTGTTGCGGATAGAGTCGGCTACAACCTCATAGTCAGTGAACCCGTGGCGTTCGATAATGTCAGATAAAAGCTTGTGCACACTGTCCCGTATGGAGTTCTGCAGCTCACGGGTGCACAGTATACGCAACTTTTGCTGCCTGCCACGTATAATGAGGGCGTCAGCAGCCGCACGGCTCTTGCCGCTACCACGGCCGCCATGAAAGACTATATAGCGCCACGCTGGATTGTACAGCTCTTTATACTCAGGCAGTACCGTCAGTTTTACCGTCTTCTGGTTTCTTGTCATCGATAGGCTCCGCAAACTTTACCAGCGCTACAGGGGCAACGCCGTTAGCGTCCATCTGTACTGATTGCTTAGGCGTGCCGTACACCTCATGGATCATTTGGCGTAGACTCTGCCAGTCACTCTTGATGATATACGTAGCTATGCGACGCTCGAACAGCGGCGCCCCTTCATCCTGCGCGATCTCCTGCAGCTCTGGCTCCTTCAGCTTCATCATCGCTTCCATCTTAAAGCGTGGCGTGTCTTCTTTCTTCCAACCGCCTGGGTGTATGTTCTGTGGGTTGTATTTAAAACCGCCTATGCCGTTAGGGTTGTAGTTACCGCCCGGCCCTTTACGCTTGGGCTTCAATGGTTCTATCTCGTTGGTCTTCTTCGTATTATTTCGCTTTGCCATATGGTTTGTTGCTTACCCGGCCCTCCGGGCGTAGCATCCTGTAATTATTGCTTTCTAGTCCTTCCGTTATCCTGCTGTGCAGCCTGGTTGTGTGTTGGCTTTCAATGTCCCACTTTGCTGCAAGCCTATGGATGTCAGCCATCGTGAATCGCTTTTGGTAGGTGAGCGCCTTCCTGAATGGCCTAAACTTGCACTTTTCTCGGGACCTAAACCATATATGGAATATGGTAGCTGCCCCAGTGGCTTTATCCACAACCGTTAGCTCATTGCTTGCATAGAAATAAAGCCGTAGGTTTTCTAGTTCTCGTATTCGTAGTCCGTATTTGTATGTTGTCATATGTCTAAATAATAAAAGCCAGGGCACGAGGCCCTGGCCACAGAGCCTGCAGCGGAGAGCGCCAAGCTCTTAATTAGGAGTATGTACAAAAGTCAAGAGTAGTGTATAACATGGAAGTGATAAACACACCTGGTAAACTTTTAACTTTCAAGGTACCCCCTCCGCTAACTCCTATTATCTTATACCGGCTACGTTTTTACACTGGTTATGCTGCACATAACGTTGTATTATTTAAACTCACTTTAAGCTCCATTTCCTCACGTAGCGGCCATTCATAGCTGTACGCTTGCTCGGTGCCCAGCCAACAGCCTTGAAGGCAGGGGAGCGGAACACCGCCCCCACTGCGTTACGGTGGATGTAAGAAGGCTTTGGGCACTCCTGTAGCACATCTTCTATAGTGACAGGAGCGCCGCGGTCTTCAATCATCCTGTGCGCAGCTGCTCGGGCACCCTCTAGCCAAGTCTCCCGTTCGCTGCGGAATACGTCTTGCATTGTACGGGTGGGCATGGCTAGTATAGCCCCACAATCCACAGCATTGCGCGGGTAGATGCCGCTAGCACGAGCCCTGCTACAAATATTGTCACGATTGCTACCATCACGTCAGTAATTAGGTCTTCTGTAATTTTACGTTTACCCACGAGTAGCCCCCTTTGCTAGCTTCGCCTGCACACCTTTCCTGCCGGCCTCAGAGGCCAAGGCTAGGTTAGTTGCAAACCCCTTCTTAGTTTTGACGCTGCCTCCAAGCTTGCCGATGTTTTTGTAGTAGTCTGGGCCATACTTCTTCAGTATTGCGGCTTTAATCTTTTCGCCCCTCGGCGGCTCAATACGCTGTTTAAGTTTCATGTTATCCTTCCTTTATGTTAGGTTTTATTTTACGCGCCCTTGACGCTTTCGATAAAGTCTATAGCCTCGTCACAACCACGGGCTACAACTGTCTTGATATTTGATTGCTCTAATGTTGCAAGCCACTTTCTCTGGTGGTCTGAAACGACGCCCCCTTTGCGTCGTTTCATCTCCACAGCCACCAGCTCGTAGCCTTGGCTAGCGCCACCATCTCCTCCCGTGTATGCGCTATTTGGCACGCACACGAACAGGTCAGGGACCCCCGCACTCACGCCTAAAGCCTTGTTTTTGGCCTTTTGCTTAAAAGACTTGGTATAAGTCTCATTCGGCACGCGGAAATGCGGGTAACCTTTAAGCCTTAGCCACTGTACAAACGCTTGCTGCTCTTGGTCTTCTGTTGGTACCATATGCCTCCTAAAGCATCGCCTCTTGCATTCGTTCGCTTTGGATATGGTCGATGTCCGCCAGTAGCTTCTCAAGATCTTGACGGCTAGCTAGCGCATCCTCTCGCAATGTCTCTAGCGTTGCACTGTCAAATGTCTTGAGAATTTCCAGCTCACGCTGCCTTCGCTCTGCATCTAGGTTTTGTGTTTCGGTGTTTAGTTTCTCCATACCTCTTACCTCTAATTGATTTGCAAGTATCCTTCTTGCTCCGCGATCGCCTTTAGCTTCTCTGGTTTAAAGCCACAGAATCGTTCATCGCCGGTGTCGACGACAGGGGAGGAAAGCAGGCCCTCACCTATGAACTGCTCCACCAACTCTGGGTGCTCTTCTAACATGATCACCTCGTGAGGCACTGCTAATTCCCCAAGCTTGCGTACTGTAGCCTTGCACGGCATGCACCGTTCTTTGCTATAAACCTTAATCTTTTCCATTGCTATATCTCCTTCGCTTTTTCGCGTGTTTCCTGAGTGTCGCTACCAGAGGGTTGGCTGTCGGCCTTATTTCCCCTATCCAGTAGCTCGATTGTTATACTATAGGTCTAGTCCTCTGATTCATTGTGCTTAGGCTTTGCTATAGCCGCTAGCCCAGAGGTTTCGAAATACTTGATAGCGTCCTCAAAGTCATCCTCGGCTCCACCGTATCTTCCTGATTTGATTATTAACCCATCTTGAACCTAGCCATACCGGGTTGCGACAAGATCGGCACCTACGAGGCTGGCCCCGTCAAATTCAACGCCGATCATTTCAAGGCCGCTAAAGTCAGCATAGGAAAGTTTGGAATAGCTGAAATCGGAGCCACTAAGGTTAGCGCCAACAAAGATAGGCTTCCAGAGATTAGAATTTAAAACATCTGCGCCTATAAGGGTAGCCTCTATGAGATTAATATGCCCAGAGTGGATACCATTTAATTTGGCCCCCGAAAGATCTGCATATTCTAATGTTGCGTTATCAAGGCCGGCGCCTTTTGTGACAGCACGCTCCAACATCTTCTTTATATCAATATTCTCTCGAGTTTTATATAATATTTCTCCAGAGTAATTTCTTATTGTTTTCATTATTGTTATCCTTACAATAGCCGCATTTGCGGTTCGTCATATTCTACATTTGCCATAAACTCGGCAATTTCATCAACAGTTTTGAAATGCAGCTCATTATCGACAAACGGTACACGAGTCTTGACCGTGACGTCTGCCATATACCCCATAGTCCCAGTAGCCTTGTCGATAACAGGCGTGTTTTTTACTATCACCGTCACGCTATCGTTTGGCTTATAAACTGCTCTGTTGCTTAGTTCTGCTTTCATATTATTTTTTACTCTTAACAGACATATCAATAGACTTAGCCCCATTTAAAGCTAGCCAACGCCTTGCTTTGACTGCGGCGGCTTCGTTATCATATGTCTTGCTGCGTTCGTTGCCCTCAGCATCTCGCCAAGTCACTGTGTACACTAACATTAAACGTACCTCAAGCTTGTATCGTTGCGTATCTCTTCAAATAGCTCATCTTGGCTATACCCAGCGGCTTCTGCTGCGAGCTCAAGTATCATATCGCCAAGGTCGATACCTAGCATGTCGATTTGCTCAAAGAACCAGTCGCCTAGTTCGAACACGTCGCAAAACTCACTATTCCCGTTTTCTACGCTAAAGACTCCTGCTAAATCTTCCAAATCTTTAGCGTCTCGGTCAGCCAAAATAGCCGTGATAATCTCTTTAACCGTCCCTGTTTCTAACATTTTAACCTCCTTAGAATGGTATAGCGCTCAGGTCTATGCCCTGGTCTATATCTTCTACATTGTGCTCGGCAGTCGCTTTATCGCTCTGCGTACCAGCCGCCTTGCCACCAATAAACATAAAATCGCGCACAACCACCGTAGTACTTTTACGTTTATTATTGTTTTTATCTGTGTACGTCCTAGTTTCAACGTACCCGGTTACTGCTATCTGATCGCCCTTGCCGGTGTACTTGGCGATAGTCTCAGCTGCCGCGCCCCAGGCTACACAGTCGATAAAGCTTGCTGCTGCGTCTCGGCCTGGACCATCTACAGCCAGTGTGAACGACGCCACAGTTTTGCCGCGGGTCTAAGCCCGCGGTAAGACGCCCCAGCAGAGTAATATTATTGATTGATGCCATTATCTTACCTCCTTGTTTGTGTTAATCAATCATATTAAGCAGCGAGTTTTTAGCACTTGGTGGAGTGCCGCCAATCTCTGCCGCCACATTTACTTTTGGTTTCTTTGCCACAGGCTCTGCCAACCACGAGTAACTGGCATCGCCACGGATACCGTCAACAATCTTGGTAAAATCTGGTTCGATGTATTTACCAAGCCGGCCGGTACGGTCCTTAGCCACATACTTATCGCTAGATGGGTCTACGATAATAAGGCGCTTTGTGTCCCCAGCCTCGGTGTCGTTGGCGGTTGTCATATAGCCGACGATATCGACTAGGTTTACTAGCTCCTCAGACAGGCGAGTAGCTACCATAGGGCGCTTGATCACTCGGTTTTCATCTTCGCGCTCCTGGACATGAGCCACGATAACAATATGCTTACCGCTGTCGCGTAGCACCTTTAGAAAACTACGCATTGTTGATTTAAGCCAGCCCCAGCCTGCCATAGTTGGGTTGCCGTCCCGTTGGACAAGCTTACTGTCGCCCTTGTCAACCATATACTTTACGAGCTTGTCCATGAGTTCGCCAATCGGATCAATCACAATTGTTTCGTATTTATCCTGCAGCGCGAACTCCATGAACTCCTGCAAGTCGGTCCATTTCTCGATTAGCCCAACATCTGCATCAATGCCGCGTAAGCCAAAGTATTTGCTACCGTTTTCACAGTCGGCAATAATGGGCTTTGGCGCAGTAGCCGCAAAGGTAGTCTTGCCTACGCCGCCCTCGCCATAAACCACCATTAGCACTGATGGTTTTGTTGTCGGGTCGGCACTGCTGAAAATCTTCATTTAGTTGCTCCAATCACCAAGTACAAGCAAATCGTCAATGCTTGTGTTCATGTTAAAGTTTAGTTTGCTTAGGTCGTCCTTTCCCTCCCGTGCATCAAATTTTTTAATTTCTCCAACCACTCGCTCAAGCTTCTGGTAGCCGTTGTCTAGGAACTCTTGGGAAGCTACGGCCACACCTACGCGGTAGGGGGGCACTGTCTCTGCAACTACCCAATAGAATTCGCCGCTCTCGATTTTAGCGATCAGTGAGTACACGGCCGCCTGCATATCGTAATCGTTGCGGCTGCTCGTCCATTTGAAATCGTCGAACTGTGCCGTGGTCTTCAGGTCAACCCCGTATTTCACGTTACCGGAGTCATCATAACCAAGGGCATCGGCGTAGCCAACCCAATCTTTATTAGCGATACGCTCCGAAAGCTTAACCTCGTGCTTGACGCCATCGCTAAGTAATAGCTTTGACGCAAGGGGATGGCTCTTTACGCGTTCGGCAATCTCACAAATCTGCGTAAAGTCTTCTTCGCTAATAATCGGTAGCGTTTGCGAGTCTCTCCACTCTCGGGCTTCCTTCGTCCTAAATCTAGCGTACTTTTGTATAACAAAGTCTTGGTCACCGCCTAAGATGTAGTTGTGGACAAGCTGCCCAATGTCTACAGCTTTGCCAAATTTCTTTTCAATGACTCCTAGCTTCACCGCTAGTGCGTGATCAATACCCTTACGGTAAATGTCTTTCGCTAGCGAGTATGAAAAGTGATTTACGTTATTGGTTGTCGCCATTTCGTTCACCTGCAAGTGCTCGGTCTAGAAAGGTTGTATCTACCAGAGTGTCAAGTTGTCGTTCAATAGCCATGTCATTATCTCCATTATTATTATCATTTTTCATAAAATTTACCTTCTATCCATTTGATGGATTTATCAAAAAACCGCAGCCAGCGCGCCGAATGCACGGCCTTTTCAAAGCTTGGCTTGTCAAGATTCCTCAAAATGTCGATCACGTCATTGATCGGTAACCGCCTATGCACGGTAACCGGCACGACGCCGCCGCGGTATTCCACGCTTATATTCATCTCCCCCCTCCTTAAAATTGATATAGGCTAGTAGTACTAGCAGCCCGGCGGCTGCCATTTGTAGCCACCACCACTGCAGACTCTCTAAGTCTGTCATCACCAGTAGGGCGGCCGGTATGGCTAGCGCGAGGCTTAATTTGCTTTTCAGTGTTTTTGTTTTGGGCTGTGTCATTCTCACTCCTGTTTACGTTTGTATATGAGGTCACGAGCCCTGTTTTGGGACTAAACTCTTGGCCTCATTGCAATTAAAAAAGAGTCGAACGAGTCGACTCATAGGGGCTGTGCATCATTCTAGATTTTGCAGTGATTTATATAAATCACTGGCTTATTTTAAATGATATATGCCCCTATGAGCTTTTATCGTTTTTTGCCAGTGATGTTAAGGTTGCTTTGGCTTGGCTTTTTATCGCCTTCCGAACTGTCTTCAGTATAGCAGATTGTAAACGCTTATGTAAAGCCTATTTTTAAGTGTTTTTTAATTTTCCTGTGGAAAACTACGACGCCCCAAATTTTAAGCGGTCAAAGCAGGCTTCTAGTTGCCCATCAAGGGCGTGCAGGTACCTTTGCGTAACAACCGGGCTAGAATGCCCAAGCATCTGCTGAGCCTCTAGTAAGGTCGCCCCGTTTTTCTGTATATCAGTAGCGAAGGAGTGGCGGAGAGCATGGGGGTGGAAATCATAAAATCCAGCAGCGTGGAATGGCTGGCGCATGAGGTGCCGTATCTCGCTAACGCTCATAGCAGCACTAGACGGCGTCCGCCACAGGCGATCAGTAACCCCACGGCTCCTTACCCACTTATCTAAGCGGTCCCTCGCTTCCTGTGACATATAGACTTCGCGGCGGCGGCCTCCCTTACCAGGGAACACCACCATACGGCCGCTGATGTGCCGTAGCCGCATTTCTCGTAGCTCGCTAATGCGCAGCCCCGTATCAAAGCATAGCTTTATAAATAGCCACTGTTGCATGTCGCAATGATCGAGCACATTCGCTATTTGTTCCCTTGTGTAGAACGAGCGGCGTATTGTCTGGCCCTCTTGTTGGTACGTAACCATACGCATATGTAGGTTGGGCATGTCTAGCTTCATATCGATAAAGTAGCGCAACATAGCAGCAATGTGGCGTATACGGGTATTTATAGTGCGGGGGCTAATATTGCGCCTTGCTTGATCAGCCGCCCAGTCATTAACCATTGCCGCCGTCACATCCTGTAGGCGAGTCAGTTCCGAGTGGGCTATAAAGCTTTTTATTACCCACTTCTTCATTCTAATTGTCTGAGGGCTCATACGCCGGTTAAACTCGCAGTACTCCATGTAGTCAGATATGGTTCTTTCTATAGGTTTCATGTTATATCTCCATTTTGTTCTATATAGAATCTCTATACAGAAAAATCTTAGATTTTGTTCTATATAGAATACCTAGGCGCCTGGTTATGCTAAGACACAGGCTATCCCTAAGTATTCTATAAAATATTTTTAATATAATCTCTACTGCTTAACTTTATGAGTCTTCAAAGTTGCTAGCGCTTAAGATTATACATAACAGTTAAAACCAACGCAAATAAGCCGCTACGCAAGCGGCAGAAACATAACAAGATATTTTAAGCTAACTTATTAGCCCGTGTTGAGCTTTCAGCTGGTTGATACGTGCTACCATAGCCTTGTTAACCTTCATGCCCTTAGGGCACGCAGCGGCCGCACGTGCTCGCTTCTCGGCGTTTTCGGTACGCTCTAGGGCGATAAGTTTCTTGAGCCAGTCAAGCGTCTTAGCTAGGTTCTTACGGCTCCAGATAACGCTAAAATACCGCTGCGGGGCCTTCTTGCGCTTAGCTAGCTTTACCGAAAATTCAAATTGCTTAGCATAAAGCTTTTGCCGGTTACGGAACATCGGCAAGAAAGCATCGCTATCTACTAGCTCACTGGCAGCACCAAGTTTTTGGCGCATCTTATTATTTTTCTGGTCTTGTTGGTTCATATTTTCCCCTATAATCTACCCAGCTAGAGCTTCTAGTTAATATAAAAAGCCCTAGCTATTTTTGTTAATAACTTAGGGCTTCATTTAGTTTGTCCTGTGTTACCACAGCACCTGAGTTTAGTCCTCTTTGATTATAGCATCTTTCCACCACTTAGACGTTAAGATACTGTTGTAAGATTTAGTCTATTACCCATACTGCTGTAAACACTTTTCAACAAAAATAGCCCCAAAAAGAGGCTATTTGTGGATAACTAGTAGCGGATTAACCAGTTAGCGTTCAGATACGGCGGTAAGATGTTGAAAGCTTGCCCGCCGCCGGTCTCACTCATGAGGTTGGAGCCGTTGTTGTAGTCGGTGCCCCCACGGTCAGTAAACTTACCAGTGCCTGCCCCAGCGCTTGCTCGGGCAGCGCTGATTGCGTTTGGCGTACCGCCAGGGGGCAGGTACCCGCCATCGTTGCCGGCGTTGTCACGGCGCAGGTTGTGCTTGTGTGGCGGGAGCTGGTCCACAGTCAGCTTGTGCTGCTTTTCGCCCCCTCCGCTACCAATCGTACTAAAAGCAGCATCTTGCGACGTCTGGCCAAACACGGTGCGGCCGCGCATGTCAGGCAGGTAAAACTTACCTGGGCTAGGGTTGCGGGCATCGCCAGTAACTGTACGGGCAAATGAATGACGCACCACCCTGTAGAGCAGCGGGTAATCTGAAATATTAACCTGCGAGCCGTCACAAACTAATGTGCGAGCTGGTCGGGCAGCGGTCAAGCCAAAGTACGGGAACGCCGCACCGACTAAACCGATAGGTTGGCGGATATCCTCAATCATGCCGTCGGTTATTGTCGTTGCCCTAGCTGGCACTGTCACGTAAGCCAACTTAATGTAAGCATTCGTGCGCGTCTGTGATGATATTTGCGATTCTGTAGGCTCTAGGGCCTCGGTTGACGGCGTGCCAGCC